AAATTCTATTCGAGGTACTCTAACTTCTAAAGGATTGTATTCTCTTTCGCCTTCTTCGTTTGTGTTCCATTTATTTAATTTTTTATTAAAGTTAAAAGGCCCTTTAACAATACCTGTACCAAGTAATGAAGCTTCTAACAAAGCATTTCGTATTTCTGACGAACCGTTAGATTCTTCTATTTGATCATGTATAAGTTTCTCCATGCGTCTTGCAGCTCTTTGCGCTGGAGAAATTTCAGGAACTTGTGGATCTGGAGAAAGACCTTCAGAAAACATTCCTTCTTCTTCTGCTTTATCAGGAGGAGGAGCTTGATAAAAACCTTCTCCATATGTTTCGCCTGGTTTGAAAACACGACCATCTCCCATGTAACCTACATCATAAGGGTTTTCTTGGGGAGGATCTTCTAAACGATTACCTATATTATCAGGTTGTTCTATGCCTGGAGTTGGATTATTAATATCTAAATATGCGTTTTCTTTTTCTCCTTCTGGCATTAATGTTTCACTAATACCTATAGGAAATTTTCCAGTTCCAAACATAACATCTACTAGCTGTCCGAATGCAGCAAGTACTTTTGTTTTTGTAACTTTTACAAAGACTCTAGATTTTTCAGACTCTCTAAACTTTACATTTTTACTGTAAAGACCTCTGTAGTTTTCATACGCATTAAGCCATCTTCTTTCGTCTGTTTGTCTAGATTCTTCTGCTTGTTGAAATCTTGATCTAATTAAACCAACTAGAGTTGTTTGTTGATTATCTTCTAATACAAGGTTTTTACCTACTTCACCCTCAACTTCTTCATAGATGTTGTCAGCGTTTAAAAATGTATTGTCATTTTCTTGCATATTTAATAACCAAATGTTGAGTCAGAAGGAATATATATTTCTCTTTTTATATCTCTTAATCTAGATAATGCTCCTTCTACTCTTGGTCTGCTCATAATTAAATATCGTAAAGCATCATAGGCATGGTCTGAAGCATGTGTATCTACGTCTTCAGGATTATTTTTAGATAATGGAATACTTTGAAGTTCTCGTATTAAGTTTGGACAAGTATTAAATATTTGTAATTTAGGTCTACCACTGTCTTGAACTTTTAAATATTCGTGTATCTGTATTTTTCCTTGTATTCTATTCTTATCAGCGCGTCTAAGTTTATGTCCACCACGCACTAAAGCCTCCCCTACAGTAGGCCCTGTTGTTCCTGTTTTAGACCACGCAGCTGTATCAAGAACACCAGGAACTGAAAAAGGATCTTGTAGTTCCATCTCTGTTATTATAGAGCCTAAATCCTGTCCTGTCAAGCCTTTTTGATACAATTCTCGATAAATTATTAAAGTTCCATCGTTAATATCTAATGTTCCCCACAAACAACAGCTCTCAGAAGCGTATCCGTAGTCAATTCCTTTTACTCTTTCCCATGCAATAGGTATTTGAAATGGACTAATAATGTGTACATTTGGATCAAACTCTGTAAATGCTGCGCCTTCTGAAACATCCCAGTTTCCTTCGAGTAATTGTCTTCTTTGAGTAGGCGGTAAAGACTTTAGCATTTGCTCATATACCCCATCTTCTGCTAGATAAGGGTTATCAGCTAGTTTTGCAGGTATAAACTTTCTACTTAAACCGTCACTACCTTTAAAACTTGTATTATGTTCTGAAGGTTCTATATACCTTCTCTTTACCCAAGAAGAACCTACACCACCAGGGTTAGCGGTGCATCTAAGATAAGTTTGAATAGAGGGATCGGTAGTACGAAGTCGAGAAGCAAGGTAGTTCCAACTAAATTCTGTAGGTAAATGTGTTATTTCATCAAAACCAATCCAACTGTATGCTTGTCCTTGATAACGATATACATCTGCATCTCGTTCAAGGAAGCCGAACTCTACTTTTGCACCACTTGGGAAGTTCCAAAGCTTTTCAACTTCACGAAACTTAGCACCAGGAAAGGCTAATGGGTAAAGTTCTCTGGATTTGTCGATCATTTCGCGCAGTTCTGGCATAGATCGTCTAAGAATCAAGGCTCGGTGTGCTTTTTTGTGCGCATAACGTAGTGGATCAACTAACATTGCATAAGATTTACCACCACCTGCAGCACCACCGTAAAGAACATCCTTCTCACCTGCAGCAAGAAAGTCTGTTTGTGGCCCTTCGTTGGGATGAAAGATAACTTTAGAGTTTTTTATAGTTTCTTGTATAGAATCTGTAGTATTTTCTAATTCTTCCTCAGAAACTATTCTAGATTGTTTGCTTTGAGAAGGAGCAGTAACTTTATCTAGTAGTTTTTTTTCTTTCTTTAATTGTTTTTTCTTATTTTGAACACGCTTCTCAGCTTTTTTAAGTTCTTTTTGTCTTCTTGCAAGAGCTAATTTTCTCTGATGCGTTTTAGAGTAGTTGTATCTTTTCTTAGCTCCAGGTTTATTCTTTGGTCTACCGCTTTTCTTACGAGGTTTACCGTCTTTATTTAAAACAAACTCTCCATTGTCATCCGTGACATATTCTTCTGGAAAAATTAACCATAGATCTTTATCTAGATAAGTCTTTAAAGAAACATGACTAATCTTCCTATCCGTTTTTTCAGACAACAGTAAAGCTCCTTCGCGTAACGAAGCTTCTTTGTTGTATATTTTATGGAGAGTCTTATTAAGTTCTTCAAGTTGTGAAGGAATGGGCGCAAGATAACCCTGAATAGAGCTTAGTTTATACCCAAAAGGAATTGTAACACTTTTCTTTTTGATATAGCCTTTAGGTATATCTGTCATGCTTTACTATCTCTTAATTTTTAGTTTACTCATTATAGAATCATAGAGTTCTGGCTTACGTCTTTTAACAACAACCATACCAACAACCACTATAAAGCTAGTTATAATTACAAAATCTATCATAATTATGTGTCCTCCGTAGTTATGTCTTCAAAATCAACATCAATAGTTTGCTTTTCAGGCAATATAAAGATGCCTCCTGTGACGTTATGATTAACATCTAGTCTTTCCTTTTTAGTAACACCTACTCTATCAAGGATAGTCTGTGCTGCTTGTACTTTAATATTGGCTTGAGGTACAGAATGCTCTGTAGACATCAAATCAATTAACTTAAAAGCAGCTGCTGGAGCTTCCCTTGCAAGCACGTCTGAGGCTAAATCCACTATTTCTTGTTTAAGAGATCGAATAATTTGATAGTGATTACCTGAGTACCCTGCAAGTTCTGCTGCAAGTTTTAAGTCTCCCTTTGTTTCTACTAAGTTTTCAAGGAAGGCTTCTTGTTTTTCTGTGAGGTTTCTTTTTGTAGCAGGTAAATTAGACATAACCTATATTATAGGAACACTTTAAAGAGTTTGTCAAGTAATTTATTTTCTCAATAGGCCTTGACAAATGTGAAATTTGACTGTAAAATATCCTTGTACCCCCCGGGGTTGCATAGATATATAGTACTATAGAGTTTTATAGAGCTTTATAGAGGCTTATTAAGCGCGACATAGGTTGTTTAGTATCTTCTTAACACTGAAAAGTTCTGTAAAATGTAGAAGCATGTGCATATATATACCCAGGGGGGTGGGGTGATCCTCCCTCGCCCTTTAAAGACTCGCGAGTTACTTTAAAGAACCCATTAGTCCTTTTAATAGAAAATTTTTTATAGACTTTCTAGTCCTTTATAGTCTAAAAAGTTTTTTATTTGCGCATTAAAGAAACTTTAAAGAATTTTAGAGTCTTTTTTGTAGAAGATAACAAAGAATTTGAGAGATTTTAGAGTCTGTATTTTACTCTACAGACCTCATAGATTTTTAAAATATTCTTAAATTTGAAACACATGGACGATTATCTCTCATAATCTTAGTGTTATTGATGAATATATCTCTATATGCTCGTTAAATAGCCCACACAAAGAGATAAATAAAATCTAATAGTACCCCATAAGGTAAAAAAAAAGACTCTATATCTCTACAGAGTCTTTTAATTTATACTGGATAAATTTTTATAGTTCTTTTAATAAATCCTTTTCATACATATCCAGTAATGAAGTTATCCATTGTTCTTCATCAACAGATTCAAAGTCAATATTTTTGATATTACTTTTAAATTTTCTCACATCTTTTAATGAACATTGTTTTTCATTTTCAATAAGTTTATCTCTTATTAAATCCAACATCATTCTAGTATATGATTTTTGATTTATTATAGATTCAAGAATTATTTTTCTTGCTTTTCTTGCCACTTCGCTATCTTCTAAAAACACTTTTAAATCTTTATTTTTATAATTTATCATAGGTGTATTTTCCATTATTAAAAGTTATTGTTGTAATAGTTAAAACAATTCACAATAGAAATTCTTACAAATTATTTTTCCTACTATCTATATAAACAACTGACTATTGTTTTTATTAGACGATCTATGAATTATTTTGTGACAAAAAAAAAGACTCTATATTTCTATAGAGTCCTTTTAATCCTTTTTGAGTTAGTTTAAATGAACAATAAATCAAGCATTATTGCTGTAGCTATTAAGTATGGTATGAGTTCAATGCTACCCATAAACAAGCACCCATAATAAACAAGTTAAAAACCCAATACAAAAAGAAAATAAATTACGATAAAAATTTAATTTACTTTGTAAAACTTCTTTACTTGAGGGTACAGTTCTTGCTAATTGTCTTTTAGAATAATCCATTATTTTGAACCCCCTAAAAGTGCTGTCAATTCCGCAAGTTTAGATTCAAGATTCGCGATCTTATCTTCTTGCTCTTTAGCTTTTTTAACAGTGACACTCATTTTTTTAGGTTTCTTTTGTGGTGTCATTTTCTTAACTCGCGCCACGAATGTTTTATTTTCTTCAATTGGAAATAAAGACCAATCATTCATTTCTTTACAAGTCTTTTGAATGGCTAATATTTCTTTTGTGCCTTTCTCAAGTAGCGTTGCGAATTGTTTTAATGCGCCCTCAACTTGAGTAAGTGTTTTATCGTCCTTGTTATATTTTAATCCTAAACCCATTAAAACATTTGCTTTTGTTTCTCTATACAGCTTTTTGGATTTTTCAGGATTTCCATTAGCGCGTTTCATATTAAAACCATAAGCAATACAATTAACTGTTTTATAAATGTTGCTTACTTGGTTGCCTTTATAGACTATCGTTTTTTTATTGTTATCTTTCACGATTAAAATACCTCATTTTTAATTGCGGATTATTCCGCGTTGGTTGTCACAATTGACAGCACCACAAATAACCCACCACAGAAACCAAGTCAAGAAAAAAATTTTTTATTTAATTAATTAAATGTTTTTAACCCTTAGAAAAATATTTTTTATTGCTCAAAAATTAACCAACTTTTAACAAATTTACGCCAGTTTTTTGGCGGTGCTTAAACTAACTAAATGCCAGGAATCCTACAACACCATGAGGAGCTTTAAAATATTTCCACTGGCCTTTATAATACCTGGCCCCGGTTTAAATGTTGTTTAGTTACATAGGAGTTTGACAGAAATTTTGGGTTGTGGGTATACTGTCTCCACAGATTAGCCAAGTGGCTATGAAGTACTCTACAGAGCTATACAGTTTCTTTATTGTTATCTTTACTGTTATCTTTGTAGAGTTATAACGAGGAAACATCTACTCATTAAACAGAGATGTCGTAGTTGTAGTTTAGACGAGAAGTAAACTACAGGTGGTTGGA